CAAACATCATCATAATGACCGCACAAAGTAAACCCGTAAGGGAAGACCTCGCACAATCAATAAAGATGGAGTTGTTTGGAAGTGGTGTCTGCAACGAGTCGCAGACTGGCTGGAAGGTAGCCTCCCCTGTTGTTAAGACAGGAAAGACCATTTTGCCCCACGGCAAGGCTAACTATGGGAATAGTGGCCTTATCGGAAGACACCTACGGCACTTTCTGAGTGCCGTGGAAGACGCATTTTGTATGCGTCCCACTTCAGATGATGAACGTAAAAAAATGTTCACGAAGTGGGAAATTTTCATTGGTAAGGAGAGCATTGAGGCCACCATGAAGTGGTTCTATGCATCTCTCTTCTCCACGATCGGTGATCAGGTCCTCCCCTCTTTGTGGGGCATTATGGACCAAACGATCTTGAGGAAGAACCTTAATTTCATGATGGGGGGCTCGACGCGAATCGGGCGCTTTATGCGGATGATGCTTCTTGTTAACAAGAGTCTGCTGAAGTCTGGCGGTAGTCGTAAGAGACACCGTGCCATGACAATAGCTTCAACTCTTGCTAATCTCAAGAAAGGTTCACCCTCCCCCTCGGAAGAGGTAGTTAATGCAACCATGGTTAAACACCGTGATGCCATGAAAAATCGATCGGCTATTCGGGAGGTCGCCCCCCTAAAGGGGGTAGTTTCGGATAAGCTCATTGAATCTACAATTGAATCTATCGTTCGGGAAGTTTTTTCCGACCAACATTATTCTCCGTCAACCTTCGAGCATAGCTCGCGGACGTTCAAAGACGTTGTTGGTTTCCCAAGTATTAATGGTCACTTTGAAGTGAGCCGTGGCCACGCTGGCGCGGCGGAATTCATTCGAGGTGATGTCCTCCATCGAGAGGACGATCCTGATTTTCACCCTCACCTGGGTGGATGTTCTTATCGGGATGGGAATGAACTTGATAGTATGACTTATCACCCTCATTTGGGTGTGTCTGAGATTAGAGGGATTAAGGTGAATCCACTCGTTGACAAGTTCCTCGGTACGCAAAGGGTATTCAATTCAAAACCCGCGTTTATCCTTGAACCCCTTAAGGTAAGGACGGTGACCTCTGGTCCGTCTTTGGAATATTTCGTTGTCAAACCTATACAAAAGTTTCTCTGGGGAGTTATGAAGGATCATCCAACTTTCCGATTCATTGGTGAGCCCGCGTCAGCGGATTATCTCACTAAGTTCTTTATGAATCGTCGGACAAGTGGATCCCCTAACTGGCTTAGTGGTGATTATACGGCAGCTACTGATAACTTGCGTAAGCGGTTTTCTCAGTGCGCGTGGAACTCACTAGCAAAGTTCCTGAATATGGAGGAATGGGTACGTCGTCTAGGCTCCAACTGTTTAGTTGGTCATCGGATCTGGTATCCGGACGGCGTCGTAGTGGACCAGGAGAATGGTCAGCTTATGGGATCTCCTCTGAGCTTTCCAATTCTCTGTATTGTTAATGCGGCCATTTGCAAGTTAGCCTATGAACTTGGTGATTGGTCTTCGGACGGTATGGAGCTCCGGGATTGTCCAATCTTGGTCAATGGAGACGACTGTGTTATGGACTTCAATCACAGTCAGAAGTCATATTGGGAACAGATCTCCGCTCAAGTCGGACTGTCTCCCTCCATAGGGAAGTGTTATTATGCCAAGGGTTGGTTGCAGATTAACTCAACAAATTTTCTAATGGCGAAAGACGGAAGTTTTTTTGAAGTTCCATATATTAACTTCTCCCTCGCATCTAGGTGCAAGTTTAAAGGAGATGAGGAACGTCATTGGAC